GCTGACTCATACAAAGGAGTTATCCTTTGCGTGTGTTCTCCCAAAGGGACACCTCAAATTTATACGAGATTTGATTCTATCGTAACTTCATTAGGTATGAAGACGGCTATCGGACAATGGCTATCGGACGAAGAAGATAAAATTACAGCAACCGACAACGAATAATGCTTTATTCATTAGAAGTAGAGAAGCAGTTCCTAGCAGGACTGATTCAGTATCCAGAGACTTACTCTGAAATTTGCGATTTTGTTTCAGAATCAGATTTTTATTCTGAAGACACAATCGTTCACAAGACGATTTATCATATAATTCGTAAATGCTTGGAGGGGAATGAAAAGGTCGATGAGATTATTATCGCCCAGAGAATCAAAGAAATTGGTATCTCTTTTAAAGATAATATTGACGTTTTTGATTATTTGAGGTCTCTGGCGGTCAGGAAGACCAACAAAACCACAGCTATATCTGCCGCCAAGGAAATTAAGAAATATTCTATCAGAAGGGCCATCCATGAATCTGCTCTTGAAGTAGCGGACAAGATGAAGAAGATCGCCCCAGATTCTTCTTATCAAAAAATTGTTGAAGAGGCTGATACTACATTTAATAAAATTATAAATATTTATGAGAACAATGAAGAAAAGCCGGTTAACATCTTCGAAGAAATGGAAGCCGTCATTGAAGAACGCGGCAACAATCCTATTACTGAATTTGGTTTCATGGGTCCATTTCCAACTGTTAATAAGATTTATGGATCTCTTCTTCGTCCCGGTAACATTACTGTTGTCGTGGCACGTTCGGGTGTAGGTAAAACTCTATTGGCGCTAAACTATACAACCAAAGTATCAGCGCAGCATGATGTTCCTGTTTTGCACTTCGATAACGGAGAGATGAGTAAGGAAGAAGTTATCATGCGCCAATGTGCCGCTCTAAGCCATGTCCCAATGCATTTACTAGAAACTGGACTTTGGCGTAAGGCTGGCGAAGATGTAGTTCAAAGAGTTCGTTCTACTTGGGATAAGATTAAGAAGCTTAAATTTTATTATTATAATGTTGGCGGCATGACTACCGACCAAATGATTAATAATTTGAAGCGTTTTTATTATTCCAAGGTTGGTCGCGGCAATCCTCTCATCTTTAGCTTTGATTATATCAAGCCCTCTGCTGATGCTGATGGTAATAAGCCAGAATGGCAAGTCATTGGCGATATGTTGAATAAATTTAAAAAGACCATTCAGCGCGATATCGTACAAGACCAAAAGCCTATGATTACAATGTTCACTTCGATTCAATCTAATCGTAGCGGCATTACTACAAACCGTAATTCTGACGCGATCAATGACGATGAGGGGATTGTGTCGATGTCTGATCGAATCACTCATTATTGCTCTCATATGGCTATTCTGCGACCCAAGACAGCCGACGAAAGACAAGAAGAGGGGCCAAACTTTGGTTCTCATAAACTCATCTTTGTCAAAAACCGCTTTCTTGGATCTGATGTTGCTGGTGCCGTTGAATTGGTTAGAATGCCAGATGGCACGCTTAAGAAGAATTTTATTAACCTTCAGTTTGAGAATTTTGACATTAAAGAGCGCGGCGATCTTCGCGATATCGTAAATCAGGCGGATACTAACGCCACAACCCTACAAAATTCTGGTGAAGACGATAATGTCCCAAGTTTCAATTGATCCAGTTGTTCTCAAAAGCTCTCTTGAGTCTTTAGGTTATCAGCTTAAAGACTACGGTAGCTATTGGAGGACTACAGCCTTGTATCGTGGTGGAGATAACTCTACCGCATTAAAAATATATAAGAATAGTGGAGTGTGGACTGATTTTGCGGCAGGGAGTTCAAAAAGTTATCCATTCCAAAGACTTGTTGAATTAACTTTAGACACAAAAGATTCTTATATCGTAAATAAGTATGTAAAATTTGACGCTCAAAATATTATCCATGTACAAAATAAAGAAAAAATTGAGATGGAAAAAATTTATCCAGAATCTATTTTAGAAAATCTTTTGCCTCATCTTGATTTTTATTTAAAGAAAAAGATTAGCAAAGATACGTTGGATTTTTATAAATGCGGTTATGCTACATCTGGCCAATTGTTCAGAAGAATAGTGTTTCCAATCTATAATCAATTTGGGCAAATTCACGGATTTTCTGGTCGAGCCGTTTTCTGGGAAAAAGATTCTGAATTTCCAAAATGGAAACATGTGGGCAAAAGAGCAGATTGGGTTTATCCAGCCAATTTAAAACGAAATAATGTTTACGAAGTCAAAGAAGAAATTGAAAAGCGGCGATCCGTTATCATTGTCGAAAGCGTTGGCGACAGTATGGCATTGTTCGAACATGGATATAAAAATAATGTAGTTACTTTTGGACTCGGCATTTCGTCCAAGCTTTCTTCTGCCCTTGTTGCGCTGGACCCTGATAAAATTATTATCGCTTCAAATAATGATTCTAATGGGGAGACTAATCACGGTCTCATCTCTGCTTGCAAAACATTTCTTCAGCTTTCTTCGATCTTTGATTATTCAAAGCTCCAAATTAAACTGCCACTTAAAAACGATTTCTTTGACATGCACCTTGCGACATTTGAAGGCGAAGACAATATTTTTGACGAATGGAATTCAAAGACAATAAACATGGAAGCTCAAATTAAGAAAATTCATGAGATTGCAGTTGCCAATAAATTTCCCGACAGTCTTATCAAAAGGGCTGAAAAAATTCTAAATGACACAGCCTGAGATTAAACATGTTGCGCTTTCTGCAAGCCGAATCAAGACACTAGAGAAGTGTAGTTGGTCGTATTGGTGCAATTACATTTTAAAGCTTCCCGAGAAGTCAAACGAAGGAGCGAGCAGAGGTAATGTTGTCCATCTTGTCCTTGAGTGTTTGGCGAAGAAAAAAAGAAAACCATATGTTGATTCTATTTTAGATGCTGGCGATATTTTTACAATTAAGTCTATTAAAAAGCTCTCGTTGAAGCACGCCAGAAAGCTTAAAGTTTCTGATCCAGACAATATTGAACTGATTAAAGAAATGACTTTGACTGCCCTAAAATATGACTTTTGGGGTGATGCAGAAAGGTTGCCTGTGCAGGATTTGCAAGAAAGAGACTTCGATATAACAGTAGATAAAAAAGATAAAAAATATAGGATTAAAGGATTTATTGACCGCCAATTTATTTACGATGACGGTACTTCGGTAGTAAGAGACTATAAAACTAGCAAAGCCGTATTTGCGGGCAAGGATGCAGAAGACAATATGCAGCATATGATTTATACTCTTGCATCTAAGAAGCTTGATCCAAAGCACAAAGCTTCAATGGAATTTTTATTTCTTAAATTTGATCTTAAAGACAAAACTAAGAATGGCGGTTTATTAAAAATGAAACCACCAACCAAAAGTGAGCTTAGTGAGTTTGAAAATCATTTAACCGAAGTTCAAAAAGTTATAGATAACTTTTCTGAACCCGATGCCTATTCTAATTTTGCAGCCGACAAACCGATGCCTTCAGATGGTTCATTTAGCGGCAAACTGGCCTGTGGCTTTGCAAAGCACAAAGGACAGTTAAAGAAAGACGGTAATCCAATGTGGCATTGCCCATACAAATTTGGATTTAATTACTATGCTTTGAGAGATAAAGATAATAAAATAATTAAAACTTTCTTGGAAGAAGACATGGGCGAGGCATTTAAAATTGCCAAGCAAGATGAGAAGGTTACGAAAGAAAACTATCTTGGATGCCCAAAGCACTTGACATCCTAGACGGACCTGCTAGGATAGTGGTATGATCCCACTATTCAAGTCGCACTTCTCATTTGGGAGAAGCATACTCACGCTGAACGAAGCAGAGAAGCAAAAGCAAGATGGTCCCGATAGCATTATTTCGATTGCGCTTGAAAACAGCCTCAAAGAGATCTATTTGGTAGAAGATTCTTTGACTGGCTTTTTGACTGCTTTTAAAAATTGTCAAAAACATAATATCCAATTAAAGTTTGGACTACGGATTCAAGTTTGCAATAGTTATGAGTCAGCCGATTCATCCACTCATAGACTAATTTTATTTGCTTTAAATGATTCTGGATTTAAAGATATCAATAAAATTTATACTTTTGCAAATACAGAAAAAGAATCAGTTATTTCTAACGATGATCTAGTTCAACGCTTGACAGATAATATTTTAATTGCCGTACCGTTTTATGATTCTTACATCTGGAAGAATAAATATACATTTTCAAATTGTATGCCAGACTTTTTAGATAATGAAGATGTGATTTACTTTACGGAAGATAATAAACTTCCATTTGATAAGATTACTGGCGAATTTCTTAAATCAAGATTTAAAGAAAAAGTTGTAGAGGCTAAATCAATCTATTACAAAAATCGCGAAGACTTTCCAGCTTGGGTTACATATAAAATAGCTTGTAACAGAAATATGGGCAAGAATCAAAGCTTATCTGCGCCAGAACTTGGTGGCTGTGGTAGTAAAGAATTTTGCTTCCAATCTTGGAAGGAGTCGTCATGAACAATCTTTTAAAACAAAAAATTAATCAAAAGTTCGTGGTATTTGATACCGAAACGGAGGGTTTGTCTTTGACTGATTCTCGCCCTTGGCAATTATCTTGGATAGTATGTAAAGGTGAAGATATCTTAGAAGAGCATGACGAATTCGTATTCTACGACGATCTTAACGTGTCTGAAGACGCGGCTAGGATAACAGGCTTCAATAAAGAAAAATATATCTCCAGAGCAAAGCCGCCAATTGAGGTATGGAAGAAATTTGCTAGTTATCTTTATGATGATAATAACATTCTTGTTGGGCAGAATGTACTCGGTTATGATATTTATATTTTAAATACAATGATGCGTGGCATAAGCATCCAAAACGATTGGAGTTTTATCAACAGGATGCTTGACACCAAAGCTTTAGCTACGGCACTATTCAAGGACATAAAGCCGTCTGGAGATCTACTCTCATGGCAAATGAAACTCATGAATCATAGAGAGAAAGGTCTAAAAACAAGTCAGGGGTTTTTGCTCAAGCAATTTGGAATTGATCATGATCCCTCAAAGCTACACGATGCTTTGTACGATATCCAAATGAACTACAAAATTTTCCGTAAGTTAATTATGCAGGTTGACGTATGAATAATTTATTAAACTCTTTTCAAAAATACGAACATCCTGTTCCTCCTGGAGTTCGCCTTCCAGAGATTAAAATTGATGCTAGATATTATGAACAGCTTGGCATCGATCCCTCAGTTTCAAACGTCGAGTTTTTGCGCCAACTTTGTTTGAAGGCGGTCAGAACAAAAGGCATAGACAAATTATCTAACAAAAAAGACTATTATGAACGAGCAAAATATGAACTGGCAATCTTTGAAGAACTTGGTTTCGTTGATTACGTTCTGCTTAACTGGGACATTCTTAATTATGCTCATGAGCATAATATTCCTACTGGTTACGGGCGTGGTTCTGCGGCTGGCTCTTTGGTTCTTTTTCTAATTGGTGTCACCAATGTAGATCCAATTAAAAACGGATTGTTCTTTGAGCGATTCGTTTCAAAGAGTCGCGCCAAAAAAATTGTTGTAGATGGCATAACCTACCTTGACGGATCGTTGATGCCTGACGTTGATAATGACATTGAATTCTCAAAGCGTCAGGACGTTATTAATTATATTAAAACGAAGTACGCCGGTAAGACTTGTAAGATTCTTACCATGAATACTCTTACTGGTAAACTGTGTATTAAAGAGTGCGGTAAGATTGTGGGAGAGATGTCGGAGGACGAAGTTAATGCTGTCAGCGATATTATCCCTAAGCAATTCGGCAAGGTGTTTGCTTTGAAAGACGCTTACGAAGAGAGCGAGCAGTTCAAAGCTTTTTGCGACAAGAATCCAAAGATTTATAAGATAGCCAAGAAGATTGAGGGACTGAATAAGAATACTGGAGTTCATCCATCTGGTATTTCTATTTCATATTATAACAATGAAGATATTATGCCATTGCAAAAGACAGGCGATGGCGAGATCGTTTCTGCCTACGATATGAACAACGTGTCAGAAATTACCGTTAAGTTCGATATCCTTGGGCTGAGAACTTTGACTGTTGTTTATGATACCTGCCAAAGACTTGGCTTAGATTTCAAGAATCTTGATTTCGATAACTCGTCTACATATAAATTCTTACAAGACCTATCTAATCCCAAGGGCCTATTCCAAATCGAAGCCAACACAAATTTTCATGTTTGCAAAAAGGTGAAGCCAAGAAACATGCTTGAACTAGCGTGCGTTCTTTCGCTTGCTCGTCCCGGTGCTTTAGACTTCCTAGATCAATACGCAAGATATGTTGCCACTGGTCAATTCCAATCGGTACATCCTTTCTTTGATGACATTCTTGGCGTTACTGGAGGCATTCCAATCTTCCAAGAACAATTGATGAAGATGATCGTTAAGGTTGGATTTACTCTTGATGAAGCTGAGACTGTACGTCGTATTGTTGGCAAAAAGAAAGTCAGCGAGATGCCAGCTTGGCAGCAGAAAATCAGAGAAAAAGTCGCTTCTAATAACCTAGAAGCAGCAGTTGCTGATGTTCTATGGAAAGTTGCAGAAGATAGTGCGAATTATTCTTTCAATGCATCTCACGCCGTTTCTTATGCTACTCTTTCTGCTTTAACTACTTATCTTAAATTTAATCATCCAAAAGAATTCTTTTTGGCTTTACTAAGATCTTCAAAGCATGAGCCAAATCCGCATGAAGAAATTGAAGCAATCTCACAAGAGCTTTCATTCTTTAACATCAGGCTTTTGCCGCCAGATCTTTCCAAGTCAAAAGCTGATTTTGAAATCGAAGGCGACAATATCCGATTTGGCTTAAATGCCATTAAAGGAGTATCTGATAAAGTACTAACTCATTTGCTTGAGTTTAGACAAGAAGAATTTGCAAACAAGATCGATTGCTTTGATGGAGCTAAAGAAGCTGGTGTGAATATTGGCGTTTTATCATCTTTGATTCAAGCAGGTACTCTTTCTAGCTTCAGCGAAAAGCGCTGCCGTCTTGTACTTGAAGCTCAGACGTACAATGTTTTAACAGATAGAGAAAAGCGTAACGTTAAACTTGTTGCTCCCAAATATGACCATGATGTACTAAATACTATTGCTGATTTGGTTAAAAATAAATCTGTTGGAGATGATGGTAAGCCGTTTATGAAAGAAAGCCGTTTTGAAACATTTAAAAATAAGTACGAACCTTATAAGAAGATCTATGATATGAATAAAAAATATGAGAAGTTCGCTAACTGGTTTTTTGAAAAACGTCTTCTCGGATATAGCTATACCCACAAATTAAAAGAAGTTTTTAATGATGGAGAAGACAGGCTTCACAATACTTATGAGGTTTCTCAGGTTGATTTGCGCCAAAACGTAAAGATGGTTGGTATAGTTAAAGAGGCTCGTAAAAAGGTCAGCCGCGCTGGTCGTCCATATTTATTAGTTAAAATTTCTGATGAGTATGGTCAAATGACTTGCCGTTTAACTGATGGAGGCAGGGACGATAAGTTTACCCAATATTACGAGGGTGGAGGCAAGACTCCTAAAGAAGACGATATCGTTGTCCTCTATGGCTCAAAGGCCGATGATTCAATCTTTCTAAATGGCTTGACAATCCTCACAGAAAAGATATACACAAAGTTATCTCAGATCGAAAGTTAAGTGTAAAATGAATACAGTGCAAGACGTAAACTTTACTCCAAAAGTAAAACGAGCTTTAGACGTTGCTAGAGAGCGTTGTGCAGAAAATAATTTTCCAGAAATTACTGACGATTTTCTGCTGCATTCAGTTTTGTTTTCCGATTCAATGATTGTTAATCTTGTATTTCAATCATTATCTATTGAGGTTAAGGATGTTATCCTTGCTCTTTCTAAAATATTACCGTCTGGCAAGAAAAAGATTTCTGGAAAAAATATTCCTTATAGCGCAAGCGCTACATTAATTATAAATGAATCTTATAAGATATCTAGCTCGTTTAAGCAAAACTATACAGGAGTAGAGCATTTATTTTTATCAATTTTACGTCATTCATCTAGCGTCAAAAAGTTCTTTAAAAATAACGGAGTTGACGTTGCATTCTTGGCGGATAAGGTAGAAAAAGAATGCAAGATGCTATCTAATCCGGTCAAAAGACCAATAAATCAAAAGAATCAAGGTCAATCCGACAATCAGACCTCGGCATATTATACTGATTTTAATGAACTTGCTATGCAAGGAGATTTTGAGAATATCTTCTTTAGGGAAAAAGAAGTAGCTCAAATTTCAGAAATTCTTTGCAGAAAGCAAAAAAGAAATGTCATTCTCATAGGTGAACCCGGTGTCGGCAAAAGTGCTGTTGTTGGTTTGCTCGCTAATAATATTGTATCTTGTAATTGTACAGAATTTTTGCTTAATAAAAAAATCATCAGTCTTAATTTATCTGCTTTAATTGCTGGTACAAAATTACGCGGAGAGTTTGAAGAACGTTTAGTAAAGGTCATGAACGAGTTGAAGAACATGAAAAACACTATCGTGTTTGTTGATGAAATTCATAATGTCATAGGTATGGGCAACGATGCTGGATCAATGGACGCAGCTAATATTTTAAAGCCCTATCTTACTTCCGAAGATATGTCTTTTATCGCAGCGACTACTCAAAAAGAGTATGAGAATATCTTTGTAAAAGACGGGGCGATGAATCGTAGATTTGAATCAGTTTTCATAAAAGAACCGAGCAAAGAAGAAACATTTAAAATTCTAAAGTCCTTAAAAGGATTTTACGAAAAGTTTCACATGGTTCAGTATTCCGATGCGGTCATCAATGAAGTTATTTCTTTGTGCGACAAGTACATGCCGTCGAAAAGATTTCCAGATAAGGCGATTGATTTAATGGATCAAGTTGGCGCTAAAGTTAAAATTCGCTGCTTCTCTCGTCCAAATGATATCAAAAACACAGAAAGGCTAATTATTCAATTTGAGAAATTTGCGCCAGATGATGTTAAAGAAAATCATTTGCCTAAAATAATTGAAGATTACGAATTGAAATACGATGAGTGGGTTGAGTCAGTAAAAGGTAAAGTGTTTAAAGTAAAAACCAAAGATGTTTATGCTGCTTTGTCAGATAAAATTGGTAAAATTATAGATGTAGAATCTAACAACGATGGAATAAAAAACATCTTGCCTAATTTAAAAAAGCATATCTTCGGCCAAGACGAAGCTTTAAAAAAGATTTCTGACTGTGTTTTACGCAGTTCTTTTGGGCTTTCTAAATCGAATAGACCGCTTGGGAATTTCATGTTTATTGGCCCAACTGGTTCCGGTAAAACTCATTTAGCTAGAACTTTAGCTAAACAAGCATTTGGCAACGAAGACAATCTTTGCGTTATAGATATGTCAGAGTTTATGGAGCCACATTCTGTTTCTAAATTAATAGGATCTCCTCCAGGTTATGTTGGTTACGGTTCAGCGAATGTTCTTTGGACTCATCTCGATAAACACCCGTCTTCAGTATTCTTGTTTGATGAAATAGAGAAGGCTCATCCAGACGTAATAAATATTCTTTTGCAGATCATGGATAGCGGACAAGTAACTGATTCCACTGGTAATAAATTAAACTTTAAAAATTCTATCATCATAATGACCGGCAATGTCGGATTTCAATTTGCCGACAATAAAAGAATTGGGTTTGGTGCGGTGTCCAACCCCGCTCCACAAAAAGACATCGTGATGGATAATCTTAAAAAGTTTTTCAAACCAGAATTCTTGGCTCGACTTAATGACATAATTATATTCGATCAACTTTCGGACGATTCTCTGAATAAGATAATTGATGTTGAACTTAATCAAATAAAAGAATCTTTAAAAAGCAAAGGGACTTCCGTTACCTTCTCTAAAGAAGTGTATGAATTTATTTTAAATCAAACGAGAAGTTCGCAAACAGGTGCCAGAAAGATTGTATTTTTTGTAGAAAACGAAATAAAGACTAAGATTGTTGATATTCTTTGTTCCAATAATTATAATTCAATAAAGGTATTCGTTGAAAATAACGAATTAAAATTAAATGGAAAAACAAAGAAATTACTTGCAGTCTGTAAAAAATGAAGTTGACATTCTTCCTATAGAAGAAGAGTTTTTGTCTTCTACAAAAAGAATTATAGAGAATAAAGTTGGGCATGAAATTCGTCTATGCAAGAAGTACGAAGTTCATCCTATTTACGATTGTTATTTAATCGCAGGTAATGATAGGCCATTTTTATTAAAAGTAAATTTATCTCCCGATACTCCCAATTCTTGGGATCTGCTTTCGAAAAATAACTACGATTTTCATCCTAAAATAATTTGTTCGTCAAATGATTCTGATGAATTTAAATTTCTTTGTTTTGAAGTGCCGAAAGGAATGTTTTTGTCGGATATATCTAATTATCCTTTAAATCGTAAGTTAAAGCTTCAAGATACTTTCTTGCGAGATTTAAAACGAATGCACTCTATTAAGACAAAAGAGGAAGATCAAACGATTAAAATATTTGATTCTTTTTTACCTAGAGAAGCAATGATGGTTGCAAAAAAGTATCCAGTAATTCAGCTTTTTTCTACGGCCAAGATGGTATTTAAAAAAATGTATAAGCCAGATCCACAAGATTGTGGATTGTGCCATTTTGATTTATGTCCAGAAAACATAATCTACACTGGCACTGATATTAAATTTATTAATTTTGAGTACTCCGCTAATGCAAATATATACTTAGATATTTTGCTAGCTAAAGAAACTTTGAATTGTTCAAATCAAACCTTTGAAGAAATTTGTCAGACCTTACCTAAGAATACATATGATAAATTATTGCTTAATAAAGATGTCTCAAATTTATTTAACTTTGCTTACTTCAATTCAAAAATCACTTCCGAATATATTACTTTTGGTTTGAGAAATCCACCTAAACTAAAATATTGGATTAACAAGTCAGAGTTTTTTTACAATAAAATTTTTGATAAACTTTTTGTCGAAAAACAGCTTGACAAATTAATCAGAGACTTCTATTATTTGTGGAAATCATAAATATGAATAACACTAATTCAAATCGCGCGCTCAACACGATTAGCCGTACAGCTGGTCGTTTTTTCGGTCTTGAGACCTCTCATGAGGTAATCAATGCTCGTCTTGTAAACTTTGGCTCTACAATGATCACGGTAGAGGATCGTAATGCTGGCCGCAATCGTCGATTCGCAAAGAATCAGGTTAAGGCCGTTACCTTTCAAGGCACAAGATACACAAGCTCCCGCTAACCTAAACCCCCGAGAAATCGGGGGTTTTTTATTATCTATGGTGTAAATATACATACAACCACAAGCGCCATGATATTAAACGAAAAAGAACTAGAAGAACATGTTGATGTTCTTAAAGCTAAGTCAGAAATAGAACTTAAAAAAATAGAAGCTCAATCTTCGGCTAAAGATGTAGCGTCCAAATTTATCGGCAAAGTAGCTATTCCTTGTATAGTTATATTGGTTATTGTTGGAGTTTTATCTAGCGCCTTCCTGCCAAAAGAATCACTTCCTGCTGTTATAGGATTAGTTTCTACCGCAGCAATGGCCCTTATAACAATGTTAGCTGGCATCACATCTTCTAAAGAAAAAGAAGAAAAACCAGAAATTTCTATTATCAATTCTTTAATTAAAAATCTAGAAGAGTCTAGAGAACCAATGAGCGTTACGGTTGATGGAGAAAAAGTAACCGTACAAAAAGGATCAACTTCAATATCAACTAAAAAATAATTATGCCATTACCAACACCTAAAAAAAATCAAGAAGAGGATGACTTTATTGCATCCTGTATGTCTTCAGATACTATGCTGAAGGAATATCCAAATCAAAAACAAAGAGCGGCGATTTGCTATTCTCAATTTAGCCGCAAAAAGAAGAAGAACGAAGGCTCTATGAACGAAACAAAATGGGATGAAAATGATGTTTCAAGAGTTATCATAGAGTAAGTATATTAAAAAACTTAAATTATTATTAGATATGACACAAGGAGACGACTGCATAGGTTCAATTTCCACGTTTGCTGGAAATTTCGCTCCACGCTATTACATGAACTGTGATGGTAGAGAGCTTCAAATCAGAGACAATCAAGCACTTTTTGCCATTCTTGGTACAATGTACGGAGGAGATGGCAGATCGACATTTAAAATTCCTGATCTTCGTCCCACCAAAGACGGGAGAAAAGTTGATTGGGCAGAGCTTGGCTTGCCAAGACAAATTATTTGCACTCAAGGAATGTGGCCAAGTAGAGATTAATCTAAGTAAAAGTACTTAGTTCGAAGCCCACGGTAAAACGTGGGCTTTTGTGTAAACGGATATATATGAAGAAATTATTATTCTCGGTCTTGTTTTTAATTGCATTCTCGTTTGGACTTAGCGCCCAGACTCCTCCGAATCCCGACGTATCTGAAACAGTATTCACAAATACCAGAGTAACACTAAGTGTAACTGCTGATGGAACTGCGCCGATTACTTATACTTGGTTCAAAAATAATGTTCAAGTTGCAACAGGCACATCGATAGTTTTTAATAGCATCCAAACAACAGACGCTGGAACTTATAAAGTTGTTGCATCTAACACAATTGGATCAAGCGACAGTAATAATGCTACTTTAGTTGTTATTGTTCCCGTAGCTCCTTCTAACGTTAAGATTATAATTACTAAGGGATAAAATGAAGCTGTTTTTAATAACAGCGGTAATGTTTGTAGCTTCAACCTGCTACTCTCAAATAACAAGCGTCAAAACAGTTTTTGTTGATAAAGAGTATGTATTATCTTTTAGAGATCAACAAACATTATTAAATGTAGTATCCAGAGCGAATAGTATTGCTAAGATAGTCGTTCCATATGAGATAAAAGAAATTTTTAAAAGTGGTGCCATTATTTATGGCAGCAGTTTAACTGATGGTACTATTTTAATAGATGCAAGACCTGGAGTTGTTATTTTAAATCCAGATAACGCTTTTAGAACTAAATCTATGGGGTCACAATGGACTCTTACGAAAGTTAAGAATAATTTTTGGCTTTTAGAAGGAGACCTGTATAGTGTAGAATTAGATGCTTATGTTGGCGATGATATTGTTATAAAAGCAAAAGTAGACCCATCTGCATCACCGCCGCTTACTTTTATTTGGTATAAAAATGGGATACCTCTTTTTGGAAAAACTCAAGCTAGTTTAAAAATAGAAAACGCCAAACTTTCTGACTCTGGTAATTATAAAGTTGATGTCTCAAATA